ATCTTCCCAGTTATCAATGATGGTTTTCAATTTTCCAGTGTTAAAAATCTCATCTAGTGTGATCGCGTTCGTCATCATATCCATTCTTATTTTATTTAGTACAAGATATTATTTTTTTAAATTAAAATAAAATATTTTAATTTAAAAAAAATATTTCTGAGATTTTCAGAAAAAATTAATAGAACAGAGATTTTTGAATTCTTTCTTATAAGCCTGTCGTGCCTTCACTTTTTCAATATGTTTTCTCCTGAAATTTGGATCATTTTTATATTTTTCTAAAATAGTTTGACTGCATTTTTGCTTATGTTCCTCCCTGTGTTTCTCATAATAATTTTGCATATTTTTCTTTAATTTATCAGCCTTGTATTTCTTTCGTTCTTCGGGAGATAATTTCAAAGTCATTGATTTTTATATATATAAAGAAATTAATTTTTTAAATCAAATTAATAAAAAAAGATTTAATATTCTGTGAAAATAGTTCCAACAGGTTTTGAGAATTTGTTTTTATAAATTGATTTAAAAAATTATTTTATAAAATCTATAGAAATGGAAAACGAATTACACGAAGATTTACAGAGATTATTTTGTTATGATAAGTTTAGAGACAGTATTGTCAGATTTATACACGAAAAAGAGACGATAGGAAGCTATTTTGACGAGTTTATGTATGTATTTGAAAAACAATACGGGATATTCAATAAAAACGATTTTGATGTTATTGATGAAGAAGTTTTTGGTAATGGAGGAAACGGAGATATGTGTGTCTGTACTCACCCAATTTCTAATTTGTATTATATAAAGCATGTTCCTTCAGGGATTACCTGGCAAGTAGGGTCAAGGTGTGTAAAAAATTTTGACGAAAAGCTTGGTAAGGAAATAGAAAGTTTGAAAGCGCGAAAAAAGAGAGAAAGAGATTGTATAGTCTGTAAATATTGCGAAGAACCGCTTATGGATTTACGAAAGAAATTTCAGAAAAATAGATACTGTAACGAAAATTGCTATTCTAAAGATACTTATGTTATAGAGTTTGGAAAAAACAAAGGAACTATTCTAAAAAATTTTATTCTTTCAGAAGAAGGATATAGTTGGTTCGGTTGGGTAAAAAGCGTGTTCGAAGAAAATGAAAACGCTTTTATACATTTTCCAACATTTTCAGAAATTATAAATGAAACGGAAGTAGAGTTTTGAGATATAGAATTTAATAAAAAAATATTTGTATATATAAAAAGAGAAATGACAAGATACCACGGTGGAAAGCAAAGGGTCGGAAAAGAGATTGCTAAAGTTATTTCTGAAAAAGTAAAAGAAACAGATAGAGAAATAAATGGATATTGCGAGCCGTTCGCAGGTATGTTAGGAGTGTATCAGCATATTCCAAAATATTTTGGAGAAAGACAAATGATGTATAGAGCAGGAGATACAAATGAATCGGTCATTATGATGTGGCAGGCTGCACAAAAAGGTTGGGTTCCACCTATCTCGTGTTCTGAAGAGAGATACAACGAATTACAAAATCAAGAGAACTCTTCTGCAGAGAAAGCATATATTGGTCATCAGTTTTCATTTGGCGGAGGCTATTTTATGGGATACACAGGAAAATATGGAGCTCAGACATCTTTTAAGACTATACCAAATAAAATATGTAAAATTGCTAGAGATCTACAGGATGTAGATTTTAGTTATGGGCCATATACACAATTCTCGGATTTAGAAAAATATATAATCTATTGCGATCCACCGTACGCGAATACAAGGTGTAAATATGCTGATAAATTCGATAATGAAGAGTTTTGGAATTGGGTGCGTGAAATGAGTAAGACAAATGTTATATTCGTTAGTGAGTACTCTGCGCCTGATGATTTTGAATGTATATTTGAAAATACAAAAAAGCTCAAAACATCAGCGAAGAGGATCCCTTCAGGTTTTGAGAAATTATATATGAAAATATAGAAATTGGTTTTAATATTTCTAATTTATAATTATCTATTCTATTTGTAAAATGGATAATATTGATTTTCCTTGGAGAAGACATTCTGAAAGCGAACTACAAAATGAATATACAAGACTTAAAAATAAACTTAGCAAACAAAATCCTATTTGTCCTTTTCCATTTTCTACCATAGGTTTTAAATGTACTAATTATTTCTTTCAATACGAAAGAATGAATACATCTGGAAATGGAAGAGCTACAACAATTGAAAACTGGAGCAAACATAAAGACAAAGTTATAAAATTTAGTAATGAAGAAAACAGAGACTATTTTAGTACTCTAAATTATTTTAATCACACCCCTTCTCAATTTCCTATAATGACAGCTGGAAGATTATATAAACACTTTGGAGCAACAAAAATTTTCGACCCTTATGCTGGATGGGGAGATAGATGTTTAGCTGCAATGGCACTTGGTATAGACTATACTGGAGTAGATAGTAACCCAAACTTAGAAACACCCTTTAATAACTTATTGAAGAAATATGATACACAATCTAATATCAATATGATTTTTGATAAATGTGAGAACGTTAATATAAGTGATATAGACTTTGACTTCGTCTTTTCAAGTCCGCCTTTCTGGAAGAAAGGGAAGATGATAGAGAGATATAACAATATAGAACTTGATTATAAAACTTTTATGGAAACAAGTTTAATACCCGTCATAAATACCTGTCTCAAAAAGAATGCTTGTATATGTTTGTATATCCCAGAAGATATGTATAGAGACTTAAGTTTAGCAGTCGGAACTTGTTCTGAGATATTAGAATTTAAAGTTAATAATAAAAAAATCGGAATCATATATTGCTGGAGATAAATTCTATTTTGATTTTAAGATTTGGATTTTCTAAATAAGCAAATGAATTTAGAAAATAGATTGAAATTTATCATAGAATTTGAACTTTTAAATTATAATTTGAGATTTGTTGAAAATGAGAATGAATTTTATGTGAAGAAGGGAGATGAGTGGATTTTGAAGAAATTTACAAATTGTCACGGGTATTTACGAGCTAGTTTTTGTTTTGAAAAAAACAAAGTGACAACTATTTCAAAACACAGACTTGTTTTTTTCGCTTATAATGAAAATTTTGACATATTCAGAAGATCGAGAACTGAGAATTTTATTGACCACGCGGATGGAGATAAATTAAATAATAAAATTGAGAATTTGCGAATTGTTACAAATCAGCAGAATCTATTTAATCAAAAAAGAGCGAAAGGATATTACTTTAATAAAAAAGCAAAAAAGTGGATGGCTTATATTCATTTAAACGGAAAACAGAAAAATCTTGGATATTTTGAAAGCGAGCAAGACGCGAAAGATGCTTACCTAAACGCTAAGGAAATTTTTCACATAATTTAATTAAAAACTACTCCATTTTGGTAGCTGTTTTTTAGAATATTCATCTTATTTTTTCTAATAACTTCAGCCTCCAATTCATTCTTCTTAAGAACTTCGGGAGAGATACTATAAATTTGAGGTCCTCGCGATGGATATGAGCCTCTATTCGTGAGGGCTGGGGGCGTCGTATCTGAAACCAAATTCAAATCTGGTTCTTTAATATATTTTTTTGGAATGCCTGAAACCATACTTTGGTCTTGTGCTTTAGATGCAGATACGAGCTTAGAAGCTGCAGAATAATATTCTGGAAAATCTTTCTTTCTAAGTTCCTGTAGATGTGTTATTGTATTCATATTTATATATACAAAATAATAAAAAATTTTCTATAATAAAATATGATAGTATTAAAAAATAAGAAGAAGATTAAGAGAGGTTCAGAGACAGTCTATCCGATAGCTCAAGTAGTTGGTGGGAAAGAGAACGGAAAATATTTGTATTTTGATGACGTAAAATTATCGATAGGCGATTTGAAAGATACATTTGTAAAATTTCTTGAACTCTCTAAAGAGGAGAGAAAAATATTAGACGAATCGATTAGAGAAGGTTTGGAACCTGAGAATGAAGAACTCGTTGATAAATTCTATAAAATTATAGAACAGATAGAGGAGCAGAAAAAGAAAGGTTTTGTTTTACGATCTGGCGGGAAATTACAACCACTTCCAAATTTTAATAGAATAGAGAAAGTCTATATATCTGGAATTTCAGGTTCTGGTAAAAGTACATTTGCTGCTAATTTTATAAAGGAATATATGAAAGTAAAGAAAAAGAATGAATTCTTTGTAATATCAAACGTACAGGAAGATGATGTTCTTGATAAATTAAAGCCGATACGAATTGACCTTGAAGACGAGGATAGCCTCGCTGAAACGAGAGCGGATGATTTCTTTGACAGTATCGTATTATTTGACGATACAGATACGATTTCAAATTCACTTGTCAGAAGGTTCGTTCAAAATCTTCGAGACACACTTCTTGAGGAAGGAAGACATTATAATGCGACAACTGTCGCTGTATCTCACGTTCTTTGCAATTATTCTGCCACTCGTCGATTGCTCAATGAAGCGACAAGTGTAGTATTTTTTCCTGGATATGGCTCTAATACTCATAATTATAGATTTCTCAAAAATCACTGCATGTATGATGAAAATACAATAAGACGTTTATTAAATCTAAATTCAAGGTGGGTAGCACTCTACAGAACTTCTCCAAATTTCGTTTTGTACGAGAAGGGAGTATTTTTTATATAGGCTGTTTGATTTTATAACTTCTCACAGTTATAAAAAATTTGAAAAGAGTTCTGAGAGTTCGGAGAGAAATAAAATTAATCTGTGAGCTACATTGCTCAAATGTAGAACAATATATCTTAGAATGTGGTAAGGTGTCATCATAGGCGAGATGTACTTTCTCTTGTTATTTTTCAATTCTTTGAGTTTGAGTAAAAGCTTCATTTATTATAATCAACTATTTAACTTTTCATTTCTAACAAACATTAGCTTCATGGTCAGATATTGGTTCGGTAAAAGCCGATGCAGATAGTATTCTCCGGTTTGGTACAGGATATAAATTTTGATATCAATCTTCCGCAAAGGCTCATTAGAAACTAAATTTGTGTATCTATAGACTGTACTAAAGTACTGATAGTACGAACCGTTCAAACCTTGTTCTGAAATCGGAACAAAATCTGTTAAAATTCTTTGGGTTTCGTTGAGTTGAGAACTAATATTCTCAGGAGAAATAGGAATAGAATCTGTTAAAATTACGATATCAGAGAATTTGTTCAGAGTGGATGTCGTATCAACTTCTGAATAAATTTTAAAATAATCTTTACTAGCAATTGTTACCTTGTTATCTATTTTATTATCAAATATACTAAGTTGTATAAAATCATTATGTAATATCAGATTTCCGTCTGCCACAGGGAATTCTTGGAAACCGAAATTGAAAAGAATTGGAGATAACGAAAGAGATATATTGCTTAAATTCTCATCGAGATATTCAACTGGAGCGACAAAATATATTTTAGTAGAAACATTTGAATCATACACGAAGAAAGGTGCTTCATATGATATTGTAGGGTCTAAAATCAGTAAGGCAGCATGTGCTTGTTCCAAAGCCTTATTTAGAATTTCAATATAGTGATTGATGTAGTAAATACCTCGTTCTATATATGTTTCATATTTTTGAGTATAAATAAGATCTTGGGTAACTGAATTTACTCCGTTGGTAAGTTTGACTTGAAATAAAGACGGGTCTTGTGGATAGATAAACAGAGGAAAATTTGCTGGAAGTTGGAAACGAATTACAGACAGTTTGTAGTCGTTACACTTATCTAAGATTTGATCTACACGAGTACTTGAGTACGCTGTTGGGATAACAACCCCAGAATCAATAGGGTTAGATACGCGTAAGTTGTAGTAGATAAATTCTTCAGAATTTGATTCTTCTTCTTTTATAATTGTAGATGTCATTTCTTTTTTATTATTAGGAACTATTTTAATTTAATCTAAATATCTGTGGAAGTCGATTGTTAGAACCGATACCCAAAAATCTGCGTCATAATGTGAATTCTTATTTATGAACGTGTTGTATTCTGTATCATCCAAGTGAATATAATTAAGTCTTGTGACGCAGTGGCGACCACACGTTGATACGTGATCATCAAATTTTTGGTATCGTGTTTTACTTACAATCAAATCGTAATTACTTTTTTCTATGAGATGTGTTAGGTGGGGAACTATCTGACCATGCATGTGCCTCACCTGAAAGTCCGCTAATTTAACTTCTTCGTCAATATCATATCCGTAGGGGTCCATAAAATAGAGAGAACCTTCTTTGTATCTGTTCGTTAAAAGGCAAAAATGGCCAGAGTTTTTTTCTTTTTGATACAGAATGATCACACTTCCTTCTACATCTAATATTTCGTCTATTGAATTCACGAACATGAGTTCTTCATAACGGATCACCTTACATTTGTAATCTGTTAACTCAATTACGGCTTCCCCACTGAGATAAATGTTTTCCGCGTCTTTTACTATATCTTGTAGTTTCATGTTTATTATAGTCAAGTTATAATAAAATTTAATTATAAGTTAAAGAACATTTTTGATTGCTCTTTAAGCCATTTTAGAAAAAAAGAAAATAAAAATAATTTTTTTTTCTTGTCTATAAGAAATATAAAAAATGACAAATCAAACATGCAGATTATGTAAAAAAGAAAGGGATGAGCAACAATTTTTAAAGAATGGACGTACGCTAAAATCCTGTGAAGATTGTAGGCTTATCGTTCGTGAAGCAAAGTTGTTAAGAAAGCAAAAGAAAAATGAAGATTCTGGAACAAGTTCGGATGAAACTACGCCAGAGCCTAAGCAAGAAACTGTAGAAGAGGTAGGAGTAGAAGAGACTAAGGAAGAGCCTACGCCAGAGCCTGTCCAAGAACCTGTCCAAGAACCTGTCCAAGAACCCGTCCAAGAAACCGTTCCAGATGTTTCAGATGTAGAGGAAAATGAACTAGTCGAAGAAGCTTTTGAGAAGGTCAATAAACCGAAGAGAGCAAGAAAGGTTAAGGTTCCGCCAAATTCACCTGTAACACCACCTCCTAAACTCGTTCTCACAAGAACAAAGACGGTAAAAGAAAAGAACCTTCCCTCGACCAAGCGAGTTAGAAAGCCACGAGCAAAGAAAGAGTAAATAATTTAATTTTTATATTACTTCCAGTTTAATAATTTTTAAAAAAAAATAAAAAAATAATTATTATAAGAAAATATTAAAAATGTCTTTATCACCTGTTGTAGTAATGGACCCCCGAATTCATATTGTTGGGGATTCTGAACAAAACCATATTATCCATAAGGGAGCACAGCGTAGCACTAATTACGTACAGACAGCTGATTCGTACCAGCTATCTCTAGCCCCTACTCAATCTTCTTGGTCTATTTCTCCCCCTTCTAACCAAACTATTGTAGATAGGTATATCCGTGTGCGTCATTACGTTGAATTTGATGCCACTAATGCTAATATTGACTTAGGTATCAATTCAGGCTTTCGTCAGTTTCCAGTCAGTTCGATCACAGATGTAGCTACTTTAAGTATAAATGGAGAGCAAGTGAGCGAAAATGTCCAATCTAAACTTCATGGAATGCTTACTTATGGTAACACACCTGAGCAACGCCGTAAGAGTTGGAGTACTGCCCCTTGCCAACCTGATTCTTACCAGAATTACGGGGACTATTTGACATACGGATCTTCACGCAATCCACTTTGTGATTATGGTGAAAATTCCACTGAGCCTAGTCGTGGTGGATTTGACGTTACCGTAACCGTTGTTGGAAAAACTGTTCGTGCTGTGATTACTGAACCTATCTGGGTGAGCCCTCTGTATAATGGTTTGGGACACCAAGTAGAAGGTCTTGTCAATGTCAATCA